AAGAGTTTGCGACTGACAATTCGGATTTGAACCGTATCTCCGCTTGTGTCCAAAGCGGCGCATTACCTAATGCTAATTAGAGTATCAGCCAACGTGTGTAGGCAGCACATAACATACCACACGATATGCTATGCCCCAGGTTAAGCCCTGGACCACTTGGTTAAGGTGGAGGTGCGAGCGGCTACAGAGCAGCCAACTCGAACAGGATGAAAAGAAGGAAAAGGAGAAAGAGAACTAGAGATCACGCAGCATACGCCTTCTATTCTGAGTAGCAGCAGTAACACTTCTCATAATGCGAGGTCCAACAGCCATTGCATAGCTGCCTACCACATCAATACCAGCATTCATGAGTCTGGACTGCCAGCCAGGAGACTGTGTATCAAGCCACTCAGTAGCTTTAGCTATAATAGACGCCGAATCCATAGATGTCATCGCTCTGGGGATGGTCTCAATTGCGCCAGACCTTGGAGCTAACTCAAGTTCAAACGTTTTCACGCAACTTATTTGAGTAAGTCCGGCACCAGCATGGAAACCTTTCCAAGCAATTATAATACCGTTAACATCAGCAGGAACTGGTGTTCTTTCCTGTGTCTGGATCGTATTGGAAGTACCTGTAATCCAACAAACATCTGCTAGCTCACCAGCAGAGTTTGTGACCAGGCTTCCGTAACTTTCGGATCCATTAGTTCTGAAGACGCATTGAGGGCCTGATGGTCGCCACACGACCTCATGACCCCCCGCCTGTGTCCTTTCACGCTCAGCTCCGTATGCAAACACTTCATCAACAGACATAGGTGTGTAAATATGTCCAGGGGCACCAGTGTTCATATCTAGTGCAGATAACGAAATGTTCTTAACAACGCATACCTGTCCTGAAAGATCAGAAAGCTTACCTAAGAATTCCAATTGCATGCACGCGGATAACGTCCTCTGCCTACTAAAAGGAGAAGAAGCACTCACGAACGAAGTGGCAGGTTCTTTAATGAAAATTCCTGTACCAGTCAAATTGGCACCCATAGGGCTAGCGACTGAATTCAATGGACGAGTTGAAGCTGAAGTCCCTTCGAAGAAAAAGAGGTTAGCTGTCTCCTGTGCGGACGATGGCCCAGCAGTACTCACATAGCTAGGGAACCATGCGACATAACCACAAGTAGAGGAAGAACTAAGAGTTGGCAGGACAACCCTTGCTCTCTCTGCTATGGCACCAGCAGTAGATATAGCACTCATCACCGGACCATTACACGGATCAGAGATCAGCTTAACATAATTCAGAAAGGGAGTGGGGATCGGGGCCGCACGTCTCTTTGCTCTCTTTGCTCCTTTATTTCTTTTCTTCTTGTTCGAGGTAGTTGCTCTGAGCACGAGCACCTCATCGGCCTTAACCGGGTTTGTTCTTTTTGACGCAGATTTTCTGGGCATTGGGCTTTCTGTTTTTACTGACCGACTTAGAGCCTTCAGTGGAAGAATGGTTAACTTCATTAACCGCGCCCTTCAGTACTTGAGCGCGCCAGACAGTGTTGCGAGGTAGTTTAGAATCTGGCCATTTGAGCTCACCAATCTCCTCATGAGGGAAATCCTCAAATTTAGTAGCCAAATCATACCTGTTTGATAAGTGACACAACTTGTCAAACGTTATGCCCAATTGATCTGCATAATGCACACCAACTAGGCGAATTTCCTCACTACTCTCTGCAGTTTTCAACTTAGCACCATCGAAGAAACGCTCGCGGTATGGTAAGAGCTCCTTAAGCATGTTCTCCTCATGCTCATTAACCACGGTTTCTTCTGTAAGTCGAATAACAGCCCTTGCGACATTACTCAGCAAAGGCAAACTGTCTCCCCAGCTATCTATCAAAGCTTGAGCTCTACGTCTAACGACCACCTTGTCATCGACGGAGCAATAATTGTTCACAAAACCCTTGTCTAAGTACCTAGGTTCTGGATAGAAGATATCCATTACCGAGCAGTACCAAACTGCGAGAAACATATTGGGTGTTCCTAGGGGCCTTACGTCAATGGTCAGCTTAAGACCGAAACGTTGCGCCACCTCCTTATATTTCTCAGGGCTACTTCTGCACACCACTGCAGCATCATCACCAGCTGTAATTCCCATGAGATACTTAGCCTCACGCACTGTATCACACGATTCCAGTAGATAGGTCATCATAATTATGGCACACGCGAGCGTGTTCCACAATGAGGTGCCGGGTTCCCCGGAACGCCTCGACATACGCAAGTCAGTCTTAGCGCCCTTTGTCCTGGGATTCTTGGAATAGATCTCTGCAAAGTACTGGTCGATCATTTCATGGTATTTAGGTTGCATTACATATTTAGCAACGTAATTCTCCATCCACCGAATGAGCCAATTTATAGACGCATCCAGTTTCTCAACGTCAATATCCATTATGGGATACTGTTTCTCCTTGGAAACTGCATGCAATCTACGAACCTTGGCACTCAATGAATCAGCATCACCAAAACCATATACCTTAGTCTTGTAGAAGGTTTTCTCTATAGCCTTCTCTATGCCCTTGACTAAGGTGGCTTGCTTAATACGCTGAAAAGGGTGGGCTGAAACTATCTGTCTACCAGCTTTACCCCGACCTATGACATCCCTTTTAATGAATGTTTCGGTATCCGGGGGAACTTGGAGCAGACGATCTCGGTCCACCGCGGCCTTGACACTGGGCTTGGCATCCGCTAACAGATCTTCTGGACTAGCGGGAACTCCAGTATGTCTGGAGCCTCCTAGCAGTAGATCAACAGCTCTCTTAATGCTGTTCTGTACTTCCGTCGCCTGGGCTGAACCAGGCTCAGGACCATCGTTAACGAATGGATCCACTCTCACCTCTTTAGTCAGTCTGTTCTCAGCAGGCACTGTGGCAGCTACTGTCATCTGGGAAGTCGTCAATGGTGGCATCACTTGCCTCCCAACAACCTTCTCCTCGACAGCGGGACCATCCTCAAGGACGACCCTTGTCAAATCACCATCAGTGTTCGTTAATGAAGACCCAAGGGGGTAATCTGCTCTATCCTTTAAGGGCAGAGCACTACCTATCAAATCCTTGGGGTGACGAAGTGCGGTCTCTGGACTATCGCCAGTGTCCATATCGGTTATGGCGCTCATCCTAGATGAGCCACCACCAGATTTCCCCTCCGATACTACTTCTCGTTCAAAAACACCATCATCCGGCCAATCTTCATTAATGAAATTATGGGGTAATATTTCAAAAATGTCAACTACCGAACCCGAACCAACAAAACTTACTAAATGAGTTAAGTCCTCAGTGCCCATAGGATTGCCATCCACAACAAAATTGTGGTTAAGCAAACCAGTATTCGGGACGTACTTCACTTGCCCATCTACGATCTTAGTACCTGACCGCAGCCTCGCAAGATTTAGATCTTTAGCTGTAACAACCGTACTGATATACGGTGCTGTGCACAAAGATACGAACAATTCACCATCACGAGAGAAGCCTCTCGCATACATGGTTCTGTGACCATCATTACAACTCATACGCAACCCAGTCGGCACTGGTACGGAGCCTATCCCGTATTCCAGACCATGGGAGGTAATGAGTAAATGATCACCATCTCTCATACTACTAAGCCGCACATTAACATGGTAGGTAACATCTCCAGACCTAAATAGGTTGAATTTGATACCATTACGATAATCAGGTATGGGGTGAAACGTTTCGTTCCCGCACGCCTCAATTCTCGCTATCATGTCTATGCCCGATCGCGTGACCACTGTGTAGTTCCTCTGCCTATTGGCTATTTCCAAAGGGAAGAACACTCGCACAGTCTCACCCATCAAGGCTCTTACGCCCAATTTGAGGACACAATAACTCTCCTCACAATTGTCTAAGAGTGCAGCAGCAAGATCAGGATGACAAGTCCCGACCGAGCTGAGGCTCAACGAGGAGCCAGTAATAAAACCAGTAACCAGTTTGCCACTCGTCCTTGTCAAACGAACGCAACTGCTAATAATGTGTGAAAACATATCTTTCAAAACGAGAGAGAAGTCTCCCGAATCAAAAAGATGTCCACGTAGTAGGCCTCTTGCTACAAAATCAGTAACAAGCCCGCCGAAATCCATAGACCCTAGAACATCCTCAATGCTCCAAGGTAACTTGATTTTATGCCAATTAACAATCCGCTCTTCGACACGTACACTACCGCGCAATTGACGCAGCTGCTTAGCATCACAAATGACACTATTAACATGGTTCTTAAAGAACCGAGCTAAG